ACCGAAGCGTATATGCGTTCAGCTAACTTGCCCGTTCGTTACGAAGTTGAAAATGTATCTGCAAGAACTTATCTAAGAACAGCAATGGGCAGTTCGGATACTACTATGACTGTTGGTGATACTAGTTATTTCCCAAGTGCTGGCACAATTTATATTGACAACGAATTGATTACCTACACAAGTAAGAATTCAAATCAGCTTTTAGGATTATCAAGGGGAACAACATTTAGTAACTTTGCCGCAGGTTCTAATAGAACATACTCTGCTGGTGTAGCAAGTTCACATACAGCAGGAACTGGTTTTGTCTTGATTAGTTGTACTATTAGTCCGGCAATTAGCCACTGGGGTAGTGCTATTCTAACCGACGGTAGATTCGATGATGACCGCGGTTATTTGTTTAACTATTCATCTACTAACATTTCTGTATCAACAACAAAGACAACGGCGTTCTTGATTCGACTAGCACCATCAGTTTCTAACGCTATTGTTGGAGACTTAGGTGATAGAGAATTGTTAAACAGAGCGCAGTTGTTGTTACAAGAAATTGTTATTACTGCTGATGCACTATCAGGCGGTGCAATTGGAGGACTGGTTGTTGAAGGAGTGTTAAACCCACAAAACTATCCATCAGATCCAAGTACAGTTCAGTGGATTGGTTTGAACGGTGTGTCACAAGGCGGTCAACCTAGCTTTGCACAAATTGCTCCAGGTGGTAACGTAAACTGGTCAAGCGGTGCGCAACAAACAACTAAAACCGTTTCAACTGCAAGTACTAACTCACAAGTTAAAACCAACTTCTTGTATATCAAACAAGCGTCATGGGAAGCATCTCAGGCTAAAGTTGGTACTGAGGTTCAAGACCCAACTAAATTCCCAGCTGGTACTCGTGTGTCGTCAGTTACTGGACCTGCAGAATACGTTGCAGGTAACAGTGGTTTAGAATACCTAGTATACTTTACACAAAACTCAGTGGCAACAATTGCCGGTGATACTAACATAACGTTTGTATTTGGTCAACCTCCGTATGCACTACCAGGTGAACAAGTATTCTCGTTTATCTGTAATGCAGGTGACCAAACACAGTTAGATTTGAGTCAGTTGAAAGAATTGACATCAACATCAATCGGTGGACGAGGAACTTATCCAAACGGTCCAGACGTGTTAGCTATCAACGTGTATAAGGTTGCGGGAACATCAACCAACGCTAATATTATTTTACGTTGGTCAGAGGCGCAGGCTTAAAGAGGGATTTGACTACGTTTCCAGTCTGCGATCTTTTCATCTAATGTAGTTCTATACATTCCGATGGCAGATCGTAGCTGGTCAGTTTCACTGGGCATTTTGCCAGTGATAAAGATTTGTTCGTGATGTTGGTCAACATACTCGACTTGAGTTTTTAATTTTATTAAAATCTCAGTAAGTTCTATTTTTAAATCTTCATCAGTAATAGCGGAAATTTCTTTTTGATATCTTTCCTGGTCCGCTAACCAGCGTTCGTCAAACTGTAATTTTGGAAACATTTTCTAGCACCATTATTGTATCTATCTTGGCTCGTATGAGCTGATTATTTAGTGTGGTTTTTAATCCAGAGTGTAGATTTTTTGGAAGACAATCAATATTTGCCCAGCAAATTGTAGGAGATTCAAGTGTTAAAAACTCAGAGTCTACTAGACAGATATAAGTTCCATATTCAAATCCTTTATCCTCTGAAAGGTATAATTCAATAGGTAACAGTCTGCCTGTTTGATATTTGGATAACAGATCTTTTGCGTCATCATATAACACACCCTGTCGTGGAAATGTAGGAACAGTCCATGTAGAATTTTCTAAAATTAGTAAAATTCTACTGGTAGTTTTAGCAAGGAAAAGTAAACCAGCACGTTGTTGCATGCTATTACTTAGTAGGGATTTAAATCAAATCTCCAATAACCGGCAGCATATTCACCTTCGAACGAACGAAGCCATTGTGCGCCATCCCACTTATATTGTATTCCTGTTTTAAGGTTAGTAATATAAGCAATCCCTTCGTATGTACTAGGATCAAAAATAGTATTCCAGCTAGTTCCAGTCCATTCAATAATAGAATTGGAAATAATAACCGGGTCAGCACCATTGCTATTTTTCCACGCATCCGGACCGTCATAGTTATCTTTAGGACTTCCATCAGTTGGATCTTGTCCATAAATCATTTGCCCGCCAACATTTGGACTATTGTTTATATCATCAAGAACCAAATATCTTACACCAACAGAAACTGTTTGATCTGACGATTCTTTATTGGGACGTTTGGGATTAAATTTATAAGGATCAACAATTGCATCGATGGTTGTACGTCCGTTTGGATTTGTTGTGCTTGTGATATTTGTATTAGATGGTCTATCTTCAATAGTAACTATTAGATATGTGTCATCTAATGAATTTACAGTTATAGTTCCTCGAATTTCAGTGCCGTTAGGCTGTTTGAAATAGACCATACTCAAGCCAGCTTTATATCCACCACGTCTATTCATAATAGATGGCCAAGGAATACGTGGTCCTAATTTTAAAGGCGCCTCTAATCCAACAACATGAATAGCTTCGGTAGTATCGATAACTGACATGTCGTAATCATTCGGTTGACCGTTATTACTCTTTAACAATAATACACCATACCCGTCAATTGGCATAGGAAATATAGAAGTTGGATCGTTTGGTGTAAGAGTTAAATCTTGTAATGCTACAACGTCACCATTTTCAGTAAACATACTAGCAATAATATTTTTAACAACACCAAGTTTTTTAACTTTTGCTGGCGGTGTAATATAAATTGGCATGTCGAACTCTAATGTACAGATATCAATTTCTGTTTCAGCGCCTACAGGAATTGTTCTTGAACTAAAATTTAAACTTTTAAGATTTATAACACTTAAACTGGTCCAGTCTAAGTAGTTGTCAGTTGTTTGAATTTCAAAACTAGGATTAAAAAATATTAAAATTTGTTCTATAATTTGTAACTTTTGATCAGTATTTGATGTCCATATATCAGCTTTCATACTCAGTTTAAATGGAGTTGGCATCAATCTTTCAATGGTATAATTGCCACCTTGCACTTCTTGATACTCAATATTTCCGTTGACAGTATCGTAATCTCTTTCTCGAATATTGACCTTGCTGACAAAAGTTTGATCTGCTAATCTATTAGTATCTAGTTCTAAATTAGTAATATAACAAGCAATTTTTGGAACCGTTGGCATTTTATTTTCAGAATTATCTTTAATAATTCCAGCAACTTGCCTAGTCATATCGCCATAGGTTACGGGCAATGAATGTTGAGTTCCGTCACCGGCTTGATACTTAAAGCCTATGAAGAATCTCATAAACTGTGTTACGTATCTTCGTACTTGCCCATCATAAAAGAAATCCATTACTCATCCGCCTTTGGTTTTAGTACATTAGAAAGACTTTGTTTTTCTTTAATATTCTTACCGTTGATTCTGCTAACTGTAGGATTATTGACAAAACCTGTCTTTTGTGTTTGTCTTGCGTCTTTACCTTCGAATGGTCCACCAGGTGCAACATCACTAGGTCCAAGATTGCTCATAGTCATACGAACATTGTCCTCAAATTTAACCCAACGAGTGCTATTAAATCTAAACAATCTTTGTGGGGTATAGTCAGTACGTAAATGAAACTGTCCTTCTACCGGTGCTAATGGAAACGCAATTCCAGAAGTAAACGGAGTTCCGTTTGGTGGAGTACCGTCACCAACAAGATATCCAGGATAGTCATCGTTGTCTGGAGATAACATCTCGCCGGATGCAGTAAATCCAACATATATAGGATTGCCAGCATCGTCAAATAATAAGTTACCTTCCGCATCGGTTGCTTGGGTTTCTAATGAAGCAAACGCAGTGGTGGTGTCAGTTGATATTAAATCGGTACGGCCCGTGGTTGGATTTTTTTCAACAGTCCAATAATGTGTAGTATCGTAACCACTCTTCGGAGCATCTGCTTCTGCTTGATCAAGAACACCTTGAGTAATCTGCATTTCTTTTTCATACGTTGACATAATATCTTTCAACGTAGTTGTTGTAGGATCACCGTTAGCGTCAGTTTGTACCTGATCAAGAATATCTTTAAATTCTTGACTATCAACAAGTGGCTTACATTTTGCTCGGTATAAATGTGGATACCAAGTTACTGAAAATCCTTCAGCGGCCCTAGTAACTTCTTCAATAACGTAAAATCTTTTTAGTGCAAACTGCAAATCGTTTAATGCATACTCGTCTTTGAGGTGCGGCAATTCAATAACATCACCTGCAATAATTTTTCTACCAAGTTTTTCTACAGTATCATTTATATGAAACGTCATAAAAACTGTATCATTTTGTAAAAATAATCCAAACTGACTTAGATTAAAATCAATGTCTTGTAGATTATAAACACCTCGTAGGATATACACATCTGGGTCGTACTTTCGATCGCGATTTTCTAAGAATAGCAAGTCCTGAATTTGTGTTGGATTTGAACTGCTATAACTTGGAGTAGTAGGAGTATTGCCCTGAATTGAAGTTCCTGGGCCCAAATAACGATGAACTAATACATCGGTTCCGCCAACCTGGAACATTTCCCAGACGGTTTTATCGATGAATTTAAAGTCGTTGCCCTTTTCGGGACGGTATAGCGAGAGTCTTGGCATAGTCATATATTTACCGCTACGATAAATACTTGTATGAGCCAAAACGATCAAACCAAACAAGAAGTTTACGACTACTGCAAAACCATGCTAGGCGATGGCATGATTGACATTGAGCTAGATCCTAAACACTACGAAACAGCCCTAAATCGTGCCCTAGCGGTATTTCGCCAGCGTTCAGATAACGCTGTAGAAGAAAGCTATGCATTTTTAGTACTAAAAGCAGATACTAACGAATACATACTTCCCAAAGAAATACAGCAAGTTCGTCAAATTTTCAGACGTAGTATTGGTAGTAGAACTGGCGGTGGATCGGGAGGATCGGTATTCGAGCCGTTCAACCTAGCCTATACAAACACCTATTTGTTGAGTTCGACAAACATGGGCGGGTTGCTAACATACGAACTGTTTGCTCAATATCAAGAATTGGTAGGTAAAATGTTTGGTTCGTATATCAACTTTACTTGGAATCCACAAAGCCGTAAGTTGACAATTCAACAACGTCCACGCACCGATGAAAGTGTTATGTTATGGATTTACAATACCAAGCCCGACTCTGCAATTATCACAGATACATATGCAGGGCAATGGATCAAAGATTATACTCTGGCCAACTGTAAAGTTATGTTAGGACAGGCTCGCGAAAAGTTTGCGCAGATTGCTGGTCCACAAGGCGGAAGCAGTCTCAATGGTGCAACAATGAAAACTGAAGGCCAAACAGAAATAGACAAATTGACTGAGGATCTAATGAAACTAGTTCCAGGCGGTCAAGGCTATTCCTGGATAATTGGATAAAAAAGTTTGACATCGTAATAAATCTGTTATATAATTGTTCTAATAGAGGAACATTTATATGATCATAGGTATATGCGGTTTTATTGGTTCGGGCAAAGATACAGTTGCGGACTATCTAGTAAACTTCCACGAATTTAGACGAGAATCATTTGCCAGCACTCTTAAAGATGCAGTGGCAGCGGTATTTGGCTGGGATCGAACAATGTTGGAAGGACGAACCAAAGAAGCACGTGAATGGCGTGAACAAGTAGATCCTTGGTGGGCAGAACGATTAGCAATGCCTACACTTACACCGCGTTGGGTCCTACAATACTGGGGCACAGAAGTATGCCGCAAAGCATTCCATGATGATATTTGGATTGCCAGCTTAGAAAACAAAATTCGTAATAGTAAAGACAGCGTAGTAATCAGCGACTGTCGATTTCCTAACGAAATACAAGCCATTAAAGACGCCGCCGGCACTATTGTATGGGTGCAACGTGGACAGTTACCTGATTGGTATGATGTTGCTGTTGACGCAAACAAAGGTTCTAATATTGCTCTAAACGAATTAAAGATGCGAAAGATACATGCTAGTGAAACTGCCTGGGTTGGCACTAAGTTTGATGCTATTTTAGATAATAACGGCAGTATTGATGATTTGTACAAACAGGCACAGACACTAGTAGTCAGCGATAAGATCACCTTGTCTCCAACTGATCTTTTCCTTGCCTAACACCTGAGTACAATTACAGCAAATAGTTTTTAAATTGCTGTGACGGCAGTTGTCTAAATTACCGTCAATATGAAAAACTCTAAACACTTCAGAATGCGGACTTTTAAATCCGCATTTTTCACATTGTGACTTCATGCGATAACCAGCTCGGTACCATCTAGGTATACCGTGGTTTACTCCGTGACTTAGGCAAACCTCACATAAACTTCGGTAGTAGATTTTGTTATTTTTTCGATAGTTTACCGCACGAGGCCGCAAACCGCATTTACAAAATGGTCGCATACAATATTTACACCTTTTTGACCCCTTTTTCTATAGGTATAACAGAACAAAAAACCGATTTCACACTAAATACATTTGCGTATATTATTACCAGGAGAAATTGGAATGGCACTAACATCACCAGGCGTACAAGTAACGGTAATCGACGAGAGTTTTTATACACCTGCAGAACCAGGTACGACTCCTCTTATCGTTGTTGCTACCGCTGAGAATAAAAAGAATGCCGCAGGCACAGCAATTGCCTCAGGCACTATCGCTTCTAACGTAGCTAACGTTTATAAGTTGACAAGTCAGAAGGATTTAGTAGATACTTTTGGCGTACCGTTTTTTGAAACTACTGCTAGCGGCAGTCCAATCCACGGTAGTGAGAGAAACGAATATGGCTTATTGGCAGCTTACAGCTATCTAAGCGCATCGAACTCAGCATTTATTGTTCGTGCAGACCTAGATTTAAATCAACTAGTACCAGCGGCAACCGCCCCGGGAGCGTTACCAGATGATGGAAAATGGTGGGTTGACACAGCAAATACACAATGGGGTATCCAGGAATGGAATAGTGCGGCAATTTCCGCAGGTGGACAAAAGTTCACTTATGTAACTCCATTAGTTTTAACCGATGATGATGCTATTAAAGTATCAAGCGGAGCTCCAAAAGGATCAGTAGGATCAATTGGCGACTATGCTGTTGTATTCCAAACAGTTATGGGTGCAGATTCAGCATACGCAGAAAATGCAAGAATTTTTTACAAGTCGGCAGGCAATGCTGGCGCAGGCATCAACGCAGGACAGTGGGTTCAAGTAGGCAGTCCAGACTGGGCATCAAGCCAACCAGCAGTAGTTGGTAGCACAGTCACAGTGCTAGACGCCGCAGAGACATTCCATATCAATGGAACATTAGTTACAGTTCCAAGTGGCGCAAGTGTTACAGCAAGATTGGCAGCACTTGCAAATGCTATCAACACTCCATTAGTAACAGGCGTTAGTGCTAAAGTATCCAACGGTAAACTGTATTTGTTTACAAATGGAACATCTTCAATTGTAATTACCGGTGGAACAACAAATACATTGACCCACCTTGGAATTACAGCAGGTACATACCTAGCACCAAAATTAGTTCATTCTCCACACACATCAGTACCAACATTTAAACGTGCTGACAATCCAAGTTCAGTAACCGGCGTACCTTCAGGGTCTGTTTGGATTAAAACTACAGAGCCAGGCAACGGTGCTCGTTGGAGAGTTAAACGTTATAACCTAGCTACTAAGTCTTGGGTAGCATACTCTGCACCAATTTATAAGAATGGTACAGATGCATTGTATTTCTTAGATCGCACAGGCGGCGGTATCAACATTGCTAAAGATGCTATCTATGTACAATCAAATGCCGGAGGAGATAATCCTCAAACAGCAGAATTTAGAGTATGGCGCAGATCAGCAACTGGTTACACAATTATTACTTCTAGTGCAATCGCTGATTCAACATTTACTGCTGGTTCCAAAACAATCAACTTAGCAGAATCTTTAATCGGTGGCGATGATTCATCATTAGGCACTGATATTACATTTACACTAGCTGGTACTGCTAACGATTCAGTAACTATTGCTACTGCAATCAACGCTGTTGGTTTTTCTGAAATCGAAGCTAGCGTAACCGCTGCCAATGAATTACAAATTTTCCACAAAACAGGCGGAGATATTACCCTCAACGGTAGCTTTGTTAGCCACTTGTTTACACCAATCGATGTAATGGCTGGAACTGGTACACCAAATTTCTATGCTAACAGCGACGGTAGCTGGACTGCAAGTATTTGGGCACCATTAGCAATGAGCGACTTTGCAGCCGCTCCGCATGCACCATTGAACGAGCCAGACGATAATCAACTATGGTACAACAACGCATTTGGCGAAGTTGACATTATGGTTCACAATGGTACTACATGGAAAGGTTATAGAACTGTATTTGCTGGAACAGACCCAGCAGGTCCACAGATTTCTGCAACTAAACCAACAACACAAAGTAACGGTAACGCACTAGTAACCGGTGACTTGTGGATTAGCACAGCAGATATGGAAAACTTCCCAACAATTTATCGTTACAACTACGAATTGTCAGGCGTTGCGGCTCCAAATCGTTGGGTACTAGTTGACAAGACAGATCAAACTTCTGAAGAAGGTATTTTGTTTGCTGATGCACGTTATGGCCTAAGCGGTGTAAACGGTAATACAGAAGCTAGCATTGCTGATTTGTTATCAAGTAACTTCTTAGACTTTGACGCTCCAGATCCTGCACTATATCCAAAAGGTATGTTGCTATG